TTATTGTTTTCGTTCTCGTATTCTCGCAAGTATTGATTGGCTTTCTGCAATGATTTCCGCGTCGCTTCGTTCAGTGTCTGCAATTTCTCTATTTGCTTGTTGACTATTGCTAATTGCTTCTGTGCTTCGTTGAGTTGCCTCGCTTGCTTGTTCAATAGCGTCTGCTTCTTCTCGCTGTGCTTTTTGAGCGTTTGTAAGTTCATCTCTAACTTTGTCAGCTCCGTGTCCGTTATCGTATATGTCGTTTCGGCTTGTACACATGAACCACACGGCACAAAGGAAAGCAATAATAAAAATGACAACAAATATATCTTCTTTTTTATATCCATTCATAATTCCCCCTTATAAAATGACGTTACCGTCAAAATACTTGCCGTCAATCTCGAGGCTATCTGTACATTGCCATATATCCGCCTCATCATAGTCGCAAGTGAAATTATATTGTGCTATCCATACTGCTACGTCAAGTTGATCCATATACAATACATTGGTCAACCAGTCATAGTTAGCGTATAGTCCTACATAGTCAAAGCCTTCTTCCCGCATACGATTAATAAAGACACTGCACATATTCGTCAATTCTTGTCTATCAGTGACACCGTGACGTTCTTTGTAACCGTCAGCATCTTCCATATCAAACCAAACGCCCATTTCAAGGCTATTTTCCAACCCACAATCAAAGATAGTATCTGCTACAAACCGTGCCTCTACGCCTGCCATGTCCTCTGATAACGCATAGGAATAATGATATACCCCTACTTTTAGACCGGCGTCTAATGCTCCGTTCACGTTTTCTACAAACCGACTGTCTAAATTAAATTTTCCATACCCTATACGGATAATTGCAAATTCAATGCCTGCGTCTTTTACTGCCTGCCAATCAACTACTCCATTGTTTTCAGATACATCAATTCCTTTTTGCATAATTATCTCCTTTTGGCTTTTCCAAGTAATTCAATGAGGTCTTTTAATCCATCTACTCCTGCTTCGTCCAAATTTTCTACGATACTAAGCAGTTCTGATGCTGCCAAGTATCCGATAGCAAGTGTGATGAAGAAATCCGGTTTTCCTAAATACGTAAGTACCATGTCTGAGAATCCTGAGCTAATAACGATAATAATATATACAATAAGTTTTCCAATGAAACGGGTTTTCATTACATCGGAAGAAATAATTCCTTGTCTATGTGCTAAAGGAATAGCTTTGATTTCTTCCATAAGAGATGGATTTTCTTTTGGTACAACCTGTTTCGCCAAAGCGATCCACTTTGTGCCAAGATCAAAGATAACCAGGACACAAAAGAGCGTAAAAACCATGCAGTGAAATTGAAGTTCAATAAGTATTCCCGATACTCCCAATTTTAAAAGCCACCAGTCTGAAAGATTCCTGATGGCTTTTTCTGTACAATATTGTAAACATTCTATATTCAATTTTGGTGTTCTCCTTTCCGATAAAAAAGCGCCCATCGGCGCTAATATTTTTGAAATATTTTATAAAATAGTTCGTTTTTAGGGATCTATAATGCTTTATTGTTTTACTGATATTATGACTACCGGTGAAGCTGCCAAGAGATGGAATAAATCACAGGTATCCATAAAACAACTTTGTACCGGTGTTCAAGGGCGCCCGCCTCGGTTTACATCTGATGAGTGTCGTAAGTCCGGCGGAACGTGGCTTGTCACAAAGCAAGGCATGGAACGGCTTTATGGTAAAGAACCGAAATAGGAAGGGCGTGGTATAAAGCCACGCTCTTTTTCCTTTGATAACTTATTTGTTATATTTTGTCAAATCTTTAACACCTCTTTTTCATTTTTACATGTTTCAATATCACCACCCCATGAGATTTTTGCTCGTCCTATATATTCGCCATTTTGATTAATGACCAATGGATTTAAATCTTTTAATTCACCTATACGCACCATAATCCTCTTACCACTAATTTTAATTTCATAACACTTTTCGCTATTATTCACTCCTCCCGTAACTTTTAATTCGTAATATCTTTGAATTGACTCTCTCTTTATTTTAAAAAACTTAACTATGCCCGTCCCTACTATTTCTACACGAAGTACTGATATATTAGGAAATTCGAATTTTTCAGGTTGATTTGGGTATAGTAAATATTCTTCCAAAGGGATACGATTACCTCTCTTTTCGTCTATTTTGTTATAAATTTCCTTTATTTTTTCGTCTGTTTCATCTTTCGTGTAAACATTATTTTTATCCGCCTTTTTATCAAGTTCTTCTGATGTTCCAGTCGCAAGTTTTTGTTCTAAATCGGATACATGTTCATTTACATAATCAGTTGTTGCATAATTCCCTTTCAGTTGGAACTTCCCATCTGCTTCTTCCTTTGTGTATACTTCACTCTTTGTGTAAACATCGGTTTTATTTATCTTTTTACCAAGTGCGTCAAACCATCTATCTTTAGTATCGCTATAATCATTTTCCGTTACATACTTTCCTTTTGGTTGGAATTTACTATCTGTTTCGCCTTTTGTATAAACATCGTTCTTATTTACTTTGTTTGTCAGTGCCGTTTCTACATCTCTTTTATCGGCTTTGCCCATCAACGCATTCTCTACAGTGCCTTTATCTGCTTTAGTAGATATTTCACCAATAATAGTACCTATCTTATCTTTATTTGTGGTGAGTACAGTAGCTATTTCACCCAAAGTATCTAAGGCTTCAGGTGCTGTGCCTACAACGTGTTTAATTCTCCCATCTACGTATTCTGTACTCGCAAGCCCTATAAGCGACGATTTATCCGCTTTGTTACTTTCTACCCCTGCAACATCAAATCCTACTTTAACAATATCTTCTTTTGTCGCATAATCCCCTTTTGTTTGGAATTTACTATCGGTTTCCACTTTGTTATAGTATCCGGTCAAGTCTATTTTTGGTGTATCTGTTTTCTTTAGGAAGTCTCTTTCTACGTTAGAAATCTTTGCATATCCATCAAGACTCGGTGTATCTCCCTTTTCTCCCTTAGGACCCGGCACGCCTCTTTCGCCTCGTTCACCCGGTATCCCCTGTTTACCTTGAATACCCGGTTCTCCTTGCTCGCCTTTTTCACCCCGAATACCTTGATCCCCTTTTAGTCCTCGCTCACCTTGTATACCTTGCGGGCCCTGCTCACCACGATCACCTTTCTCTCCCTTAGGTCCCGGATCCCCCTTTTCGCCTTGTGCTCCATCCTTTGCCCGAGCTTGAGATTTAGCAAATTCCGCCCACGCCTTGGCATTAGATTCACTTTTCTCCGCCGCCATCATATACTCAAATGATTTATTCATATGAGCCGAAGCCTCTTCTTTATGAGATAATGCCTCTTCCTTTGCGTCCACAGCAATTTGAGCTGCTCTTTGACTCTCCTCATTCATCATTGTCACCGGAATGTTTACCATAGACTTTCCGTCCGAACTCCATCCGATGGCAGCACCACTGCAAACATTTGGTAACTCCAACTTCGTATCCGGTGTAGTCTCCTTTAAACGAATTGATCTTGACAATTTATCCTTCAATTCCTGCTCTATCATAGCAGCCTTATCCATAGAATCCTCAATTTCATCAAAAGGCCACTTCTTCCCATACGTACTATCCTGAGTAATTGGCGTTTCTCGATAAATAGCCAAACTATATCCCACAGGTAATTTTTCAGGGCGCTCTCCTTCTGCCGGCTCCTCACCGGGCGCATATCCCGGATACACAAGTACCTTCTCATCCATATCCACGAAATAATCTGACGTAAGTAACCGTTCTACTTTTCCATCAGAAATAACAACCTTGATATCCGACTTTTTTAGAATTTTAAAAGGAAACGGAAACTCTGTTGTTTGTCCGTCTCCTTGATAAATAATACGCGTAGTAACGTCTGTTATCATAATGATTCACCTCGATTATATTCCTCTTGTCGTGCTAACCATTCTGCCACCAATTCCATATATGTTTCAGGCACTAACTTCTTTTCCTTTTCTTTCAAATCCATTGTATAAACGCCTGCCATAACCAAGCGTCCATATACGGGTATCATATATTTTCTAATAATCATTGTCGTTCTCCTTTTTCTACTAATTCATAAAGCCCTGCTATTGCATTATAAAGCTCCACCTGCTCTGTTGGCATATCTTCTTTCTCAATAACTTCTACTACTGGTGGCTCAGACGGTAACGGTCTTTTTGTTATTTCCCCCTCTTTCCATATAATCTCTAATAAATTATCATAATCTGTGTCGGTTTCAACGGCTATAAGGTCGGGTTCATCTATTTTAGGTCTATAACTATATTTCCCCCAACAACCGCCGTTTACTTTATTAAATATGTAGTACACTGTATTACCTCCTTATTACTAAACATGTAACTTCGACAAAATATAATGTTAGAGTAGACGATACAATCCTGGGTTTATCTTGCCCGTGTTCAAGTGGCTCGTGTAACTCAACTTCCACATATCTATCACATAAAATTAAAGTCCCATCTGTAGAAATGTAGTTCAAAGAATCATAACGTTTCCCCACGACATTACTTGTTAAAAAATTACTATTAAAAAGATTTCTAAATCTTTGTTTTTCTCCTTCGTCTTGAATGTTTACTTTTTTAAAAAACGCTTCACAAGATTCGTCAAAATCTCTATCGCTATAATATTTTTTATATTTTATAGTGCCAATCGTACCCAGTTTCTCCCATTTAATAGGGAATAAATCATAAACATTCACCCCCTCAGGGGGTTTAATTTTCGCAAAAGACATGCTATTAATTGTTTCTATACCAATATTTTTTACCCTATATCCTGCTTCATAAAATGCATCAGCACTAATTTTCATTCCGTGAATTTCATCATCTTCAATCCATGCGTTCCCTGTACGACTTTCATAACGAAGACCTTTTATTTTCCCGGCTGTAACCGTCCCTAAATTAGCCGTAATAGCAGATAAGCTGTTAATATTCAATTTATCATACGTAATAGAATTGGCTTTTAAGGCTCCACCGATGATGACGTTATTGTTAAATTTGGTGTCCCCGTTAATTTCAATCAGTCGACTATCTAACCTCAACTTCTCCGGTGATGCATTAATTTGAGTAATCAAATTTTTCTTATCCGCTTTTCTCTCCACCGATATCCGGATACCGTCACCGACTTGAGTAATTTCACTTCGTACCTTCTTAAGCTTATCCTCCACCTGCTCCGTGATAACACCCTTCATGACCGCAATTTCAGAAGTCAACCCCTCAGCCTTATCCTTAACCTTAGCATCAATCAAATCATCCATTTGAGCCATCTGACTTTCCATGCCGGACAAACGATTAGTAACCCTTGTTTTAATTAAATCATCAAACTGATCTACTCTACTTTCCATACCGGATAGGCGACTATTCACCTGTGAAGTGATAGACGAACTCAACTGTGTGATACGTGTATCCATTTGCTTCGTTTTATCTGAAATTTTACTGTCAATCGAATTATCCAACTGAACAATCTGACTTTCCAATCCGCTGAGTTTATTACTAACCTTTAACAAAATAGTATCGTCCAATTGCGTAACCTTACTGGCAACCTCTCTCAGCTTATTAATCACATTCATATCTATCGACCCGCTTAACTGAGTGATACGAGACTCTATTCCCGCTGTCTTATTGCTGATACGAGTATCAATAGAATTATCCAATTGAGTAATATGACTTTCTACTCCCGCAAGCTCATTTTTGACAGTAGCCGATATTGAATCCTTCAACTGTGTAATTTGCGTTCCTGTTTTACTCTCCAAATCAGCCACTTTACTATTCAAAACATCATTCAATTGCGTAATTTGACTAAAAATCGGAGACGTTTCTTTTTTTATTTCTACTTGGAAATATTTTTCCGTACCCGCTTTGATACGAGATTCTATCTCCGAATCCATATGAGTTACTCTACTTTCAACCGTACTGATAGCAGCATATGCATCCGATAACTCTTTACTATGATTCTTTTCCCGCTCCTCTATGGTATGATCAATATCTTTTATTTGAGCATTGATACGAGATTCCCTATCCGTCAATTCCTTCTCTAGTTCTTTAAGGCGACGATTATAATACGTCCACTTCTTTTCAAAAACACTACTGTCATATCCGCCGCCACCATGACCACCGCTCACCGGTATATTGATAAGAGACTTCTCATCATGACTCCACCCGATGGCATATCCCTTTTGAGGATACGGCAATTTGACACTTACATCCGTTGCTGCCGTATCCGCCAACCTTACAGTTCTTGCCAATTTATCCTTCAATTCCTGCTCTATCATAGTAGCCTTATCCATAGAATCCTCAATCTCATCGAAAGGCCACTTCTTTCCATACGTACTATCTTGAGTGATTAAAGTATCTCGATAAATAGCGATACTCCACCCCTTCTGTAATTTCATCGGTTGCAGACGCTCTGCAGGCTCCTCACCGGGCGCATATCCCGGATATTTTACCGTCCCCTTATCCATATCCACAAAATAATCCGACGTAAGTAACTGCTCCACCTCTCCATCAGAAATAACAACCTTGATATCCGACTTTAGCAGAATTTTAAAAGGAAATGGAAATTCTACCGTTTCTCCATCTCCCTGATACAGTATCCTTGTTACAATATTACTTATCATACCTGCGCTCCTTTCCTATCTATTTTTTTCTCTTTCCTTTTCCTTCTTTTTCTCTTTCCTCTTCTTTATATTCTTATCCAGAAGAATAGAAGACACAGCTTCTCCAAAAGTAGCGTCCGTATCTGTAAAGGTGAGACGCATAAGTGTCCAAAACCCATCTGTCAAAGTATCTGAAAATCCTATCACCTTATTAGTCAAACGAGAAACCTGTCTACCTACATCTATCACATCCCTCTTATCCGATGCCATCGTCTGAAATGTTTTTACCGCTTCCTCTAAAATAAGAAGACCCGTAGCAGATATCTTACCGCCATCACTATACATACCCGTCAACATAGAATACATAGCCGGTACGATATCCCGTGCAAAAGGAATACCACCTACCGGACCGCCTGATGCAAACGACAAGCCGATGCGCTGCAAAAGAGAATACCTGTCCTCACCGGTAGCACTATCCATACCGGCACGCAAAACCCCATCAAAGATAGAATTGAATACATACCAATAAAGCGCAGCACGAACCATTTCCCCGGCACCGCCCCCGTCTTCCATCACATATCCGGCACGAATGAACTGATTCATTACTAATGCCGTATAACTATAAAAAGGCAAGAACTGTCCGATAAGCTTATGCTTCTGTACAGCTGAACGGTCTTTGATTTCCCCCGAGCCGAAAACCTCCCGTACCGCTTTATCCGCCTCCATGATAGCCTCATTCTCCATCTCCTGAGAACTCTTATAAGAATGCTTCTCTAAATTCTCCTTTATTACCGAATCATAAGTATGCAACCACAAAGGCAAAGACAACATAAAATCCGTCTCAACAATAGCAGCATAAGCGAATTGATTAACCCTCTCAAGCGCCCCTTTCGCCTTAGAAGCAAAAGCACCGGTATCCTGTTCCTCCGCGAACTTCATACCCCGTGACAAATCCTTATCCATAAGCGTAGCTCGACCACTCATGAACGTTGACTTACTCAAAATAAAATCCCTATTTCTTTTATAATTCCAGGATAAATACATCTTGCTGATAGCACGACAAGTATTCATCCCTCCGATACGCCACATCATAGGAAAAATATTTGTCACATTAAGCACTGCCGTAGACGTACGATATGCCATCGTTGCCATAGTAAAATTCCTACGAGTTCTTTCCATAAACCGCTCAAACTCCGTCATCTTATCTATTTGACTATGCCAAGAATCCGTTGCCCAATCAAGAAGGAGTTTATAATAATGAACACCATACTTCTGCTCAATCACCGTACGCACATCACCACGAGACAATAACTTATAAATATCTGCCGTCGTCTCCCTCATGGCAATATGATTGATACTTTCATTAAGATAATCAATATACACATCCAAATCACGGCGAATAAACTGACCTCCTGAAGACTGCCCACGTTCTTTCGTAGAACCCATGCCGATACCAAAAGTCGTTCGGCCCGTCATTCCCTGACTGATAATATCATTAATCTCACGCTCCTGCGTCTTTCCGGACAACTCCGCATCATACTTGATAGGATAATACATTCCATGAATTTTCCGTCCACTCTTTAAAACAAAAGTCTTCCCGGGTACCTTTCCCAAAGGAATACCATAAAGCCTATACTGCACCTGATTACGCATTGGCCAATAAGAATTGACATGATCCCATACAGCTTCCACGAAATCCCAATCCTTATCCGTAAGATACTTCTCCAAAATTTTCTGTATCCTCTCTTCAGACAAATTCCATCCGGTAATGACACGATCCCTATTAGACTCAGTACCCCAATTCAAAGCCAAAGACAATAACTCTTCCTTTGTCGCCTTAATCATGTTTCCGTTAAAATCTTTTGTTATTTCATAAACCCTGTCATTCCTGATTTTTTGCCATTCTTTTCTACCGCCCTCGATCTTCATAACCTGCACAAAGCGTTCCTTTGCCTCATCCTCTAATTTTCTTTTTGTTCTAAATGCATTATCCATCGAACGATACAAAAGGTCATAAACCCTCTTTCCCATTCGCTCAATAAGCACCTCAGGCAAAGCCAAATCAGAAATCAATTTTTTCACTTTCTTTTTCTTTTTAGTGACATACTGTTCCGTCATAGCTTCATACATAGGCTGCTTAAACTCCACACCCACGTCATTCATGATTTCATCCGCCGCCTCATCAAAAGAAATAGACTGCCCGAATTTATCCGTAAAAGTATTACCCTCATACTCCCGTCGTCCTGTTTTATACACAGATTTCATAACACGGAGTAACATATCAAACTGCTCCACCGTTAAATCTTCCCGTATATTAATAGGCTTATCCTTATCAAAAATATTCTTCATCCATTGCGGAATTTCATCAATACCATTTTCAGTAGCCTCAATAGGATTAAGCTCATATGCCAAATTTTTCCAATCAAAAGGCATAGGATTCCCGTCATATCCTACCGGTTCTCTACCGTCAACCTTTGTAAATCCCACCTGATATGCCATATGCTGAATGAAATACCGAGCATTATTCGTCATACGTACCGTATTTGACTTACGACTGATACGATTAATTACCCCGATAATTCCATACTTCTCCAAACCATCACTATCATAAATATTCGTAGATACTTTTGGATCACCATGAAGACCCTTTCGAATATAATCCGCATACTCCTTAGCCACCTCCGCATTCATAGCAAAGCGCATCTGCTTATGCTTAGCAATAGCTGCCTCTTGCCATTTCTGCTCTTGAAGAAGACGCGATGCCTTTCGTCCTTCCGCATCTGCCTTTTTACTCCACCATTTATAACAAGTAGCTTTAAATATAGCCTTATGATAAAGAGATTCCCTCGCCTCACGCCTAAGCTGTGCGGGAGACATATCAAACTCCTGCGATGCCTGAATCCCTGATTGAATAGTATGCAACTTAGAAGTAAGTTCTGCTATCTCTTTTGCCGTAGCCTTTTCTTCCGTTCCCTTCTCATGCTCCTTTTGTTCATCCTTTGTCAAAAGCCCGTTTCGTTCTTTGATGTGATACAAATCCTCTTTAGTCAACCCTTTTCCACCATGATTGCGATTGAGTTCGATAAGAGAAGCTGATGCTATTCGTGCATATTTCTTCATCTGACGTTTCATGGCCATTTGTTCTATTTCTGCTAATTTCCGTTTTCCCTCCGGTCCTTCCAATTCATCCTCTGCCATTTCTCTATAAGTAGCCTCATCATGAAGAAGTCCATGATTATATTCCTTTCGTACCTCTTCCGTATAAGCAGCCACCCGTTCCTTCATCGTTCCGCCTAATGACTTGATAGCATCTTCATAACTCTCTTCCGTATACCCCTTTTCCTTCAAAACAGCTTGCCAATCTTTCTTTGTGGCAAACATATGATTTTCCTTCATCACCTCTAACTGATAAGGAATTTCCACAAGTAATTTCTTCTTAAAAGCATCCACTTTTTGCGGAAGAATATTCTTCTCAAAATTAATCCGGTCATCACCCTTTAACTTACCCATGATATACTTGAGAACATCTTCTTTTGCCAATTCCTTGATATTTTTTACCCACTCTTTGATATTTATTTTTTCTTTATCACTGTACTCTATATGAGCATCATACATATCAGTGAGACGACGTTCCGCCGCCCAATTCTCTATTTCCTCATCCGCTGCCACCATGTGATCAAAAATATCTCGTATCTCCTGTGGCGGTTCCTTTAAACCCAAGGCATTAGCCGGATTTTTAGCGATAGCTTTAGTCGTTTTATATAAATCAATAAGCCAACTTTTAAATCTTCGAAATACATCCCGTAATTCCTTTGTCGGTGCTTCACCTGTCAAAAGATACCGCTCAAATCCCCGTGCAAAGCGTTCTTGTATATATCGTTCCTGTGCTTCCCTATCAGTAGGATTCTTTAAAATATCCTTCTCATACCCGGCAAACTCCTTTTGAAGTTTCGTTCCTTTATACTCTGCCGTAGCTGAAGGAGAACTCATACCCCACATGCGAATAGCCGCTCTATCCCTCGCCACTTTTGCCAACGTCTTTTTAAGACCTTCATCCGTTTCTGCTCTTCTCTGTAACTCCGGATCATGATACATATCATCAAGCATAGAAAGCCACCAATGCGCAGCCTCATGCAAAAGTGTTGATTGATTAGCCGCCTCAAACAAATGGATAACATTCTCCGTCCGATTATATGCCCCTGCATATTTATCTTTCTTTTGATAATATTCCGGATTTTCATTTTTAAGCTTGACAAGATCTGTTTCATTTAGTATTCTATTCACAGAAATACCATTGTTGCTTTTGTCTCGCAGGCGGAATTGCACCGCGGCGCGCTTCAAGAGAACAGTGGTATTTTTTTTGTTTAAACCGAGAAGTGTGGGAAGCCGACTTCTATCTGCATATAAAAGACTTCCACCATTCACATTATTAATGAACCACTGATGGTCGATAGCATAAAAATCTGATGCTTTTTTACGGCTATACGCAGAGGCTATAATATTTGCTTTAATCCCCTTTTTATCGGCATTCAAAATAAAAGGTACAACTACATTAACACCATTTTCCCCTTTAATATCAAGAACCACTACAATTCTTCCCGGCACAGTTTTTGATCGAGATATCATAATCGGATTTGTTAAAGCTCTGGGAATTTGTTTCAAAACAGAAGCAGTCATTTCAGGATGCTCATTTTTGATTTTATTCAATTTAGTTATATCAATTTGAATAGGCAAATTTTCTATCCCAAGCATTTGCATGACAAGTGGAGTATTCATAACATGAATAGAACCTTTAATAACATCTCCGTTTTCTACTGCATCAATATTTTTACTCCATGCCGCCTCATCCCGTGTCAAATTCACTTCAGCTATCGTGCCTTGATTCACCGTTTGATTGTATCGGTTAATAGTCTTAATGGCTTTATCATCAAAAACAACGAAACATTGACCATCACGCCCACCATGATAAGCAAGTCCTTTGATTCCCAATTTGTTAAGCAAGAGAGACGCATCTTTTTCAGGAGTATTGCTTCCTTCCCGTTTCATTTGGAAAACAACTTCTTCATAAAAGCTGTCCCCCGTTTCGTCCCCTAACTCATCAGCAGATACAGAAATATAATCATCCGGTCTTGATTTATAATACGCAACAATCGCCTCTTTTACCTTCTGCGACTGCTTGCTCAAAGGAACATCTTTATTCAAAAGGTATTCATTATCCGGTATATCCACTTCCAATAGACTGGATTGTCTTTCAATATTCGGGTAAATCTCTTTTTTAAACCAATCAACCGTAGCCTCTTCATAGTTTGACATGTCCATCCGGGATATATCCTGTTCATTAATAAAATCATCAACAATGCTCAGTTTATCCCAATCTTTTTTACGTTCTAAATCGTCACGAAGTTTCCCTATCGGCTGTCCTTTGTAATTCATATTATGGTCTTTTAATATGCGATAATGGGCAGCTACTTTTCTGTCTTTTGCGAAGTACAATCCCCACCCGTGTGCTTGTCCCCCTTCTCCTGTTCCTATGGCTCCCAAGTCGAACCGTTCAAAGGTATAAGGACTTCCGTGATACGCTTTTTGATTATATTCTTCTTTCTTGACTATTCCTAATTCTTTCTGTATAGTAGAAATGGAAATAGGATTTGTTGCATGACTGTCCGACGCTGCGCCTTTGTGCGAAAGCCTCTCAGCATGCTCAAGTCCTATTTCTTTTTTATATACTCCCGCATCTTTTTCTTTAATGGCGGTATCCAGCCATACATCTCCATTCTTTGAAAATGCTAAAACTACATAATAATTAGAGAGTTTCCCCTTAATAAGTCCTATGATATGTTTTCCGTGATACTGTCCTTCATATGTCCCATTCTGCCATGTAGATAAAGACGGTTCATATATAACGTCCATGCTATCTTCAAGGTCTAAAAGTTCCCTTTCTGTAAAACCGTGGTCATTCACAATATGTGTTATTCGTTCTTCTGCATAGGTTACTCCGTTTTTGTCCGTATATTTTATCTTATTGGGAGCTTCCCCTTTTTCTTTTCTATCCTTAATTCGTTTATAGAAGTCGGAAAGATTTTTTATACCTGCTTTTCTTACATCAAACATCGCCTGACCATATCCATCCGCCGCCGTACTCTTATTCCCATTTTGGATCTCCGGCAATATATCATCTATTGTGCGACCATACTGTTTCGCGAAATTCTCTACCATTCGCGCATAAAGAAAAGCCGTATCTCGAGCGGCTTCTGCTGTTTTATTTGTTGTTTGTTTTAGTAATGCCTTTACCGGTCTATATATCTTTTGATAAGCCTCCTCGCTCATCAATGTTCGCGCCTTGATATCATCCTTATCCATTTTTTGAATATAACTTTCCAATCCGGATAAAGTATCATAATCCGCTTTGGCTTTTTTTACATCCTCCATAGCGCTTTGATACTCCTCATCCGTCATATGTCCGTCTTTATATTCTTTTATGATAGCTTCCTCATCAAGTGATTGATACGCTTTTTCTGCTTCTTTTTTTAATTTATGATAATTTCCCTCGATATCCTCCATGCCTTCTGCCAATACTTTTCCGAGCATATCTTTTTGATCATCCTCAAGCGTTTCATCTTTAAGAATCTCCTCTGCCACATCAGCCTCTCTTTTTTCCTTTTCCGCTTGATGTATACTTTGCTTTGCGTCAAAAATTTGTATCATAGTTTGAATATCATGAAGTGTCTTCCCGTCTTCATCAAAAGTAGAATGTTCAGATAATGTATCCGCTGCGTCTTCACTTATCGTCTGCATATACATTCCCGATTGAATTTTTAAAGGTGCGCCTTCCTTGATAGCTTCATTAACTTCTTCCTGCGTTACCACATTTTTATCTATTAATTCTCCGATGGCCGCTTGTCCCTTTTCTGTTTCCGCCGCCGATGCTGCATCAATATAAACATACTCTTTACCGTTCTTATTCATTTGGTTTTGCACAATTTGGCCAAAAGTACCCGGAGCGGTTTTTTCATACTTAGATTCCCCTCTGGCTTCCAATATATCCCGTGTCATTTGTTGTTCCGCCTCACGCTTTAATTGTTCGCGAAGTAGTCCCCCTTGGTCTTCTGTCAACTTTTTTATCTTTCTATGTAATAACATGCCACCTGCTCCGACACCCGGAAGAGCCATACCAAGCGCAGCCGGTAAAGCTTGAAACATAGACTTTGCTACATCATCTACCATTTCACCGATAGCATGACTTTTTTTACCGAATATATTTTCATCTACATCAGAAACGGCTGTTTGCGCTCCTTCCTCCAATACTTCAGGTAATGTCATTTCCGCCGTTCCCTTTGCGATATTAGTGAACGTACGCTTCTTTAATCCTTCTCTTCCGGCTTCCAAGATCTTCTCTTTGGCTTTTTCATTACTCAAAATGGTTTTAATAGTATCTTTCCCTAAAATACGTCCCGATCCCTTTAAGAAAAAATCAAAACCCTTCACTTCGATAGCTGCATTAAGTACACCCACTCGTCTCCCGTGATTCAATGCTTCCTCTCTTGTATAAAGAGGATTACCATAAATATCCTTGGCTCTCATATAATCCTGATATGCTTGTCCTGCTTCCGCTTTATATGTACCAATAGCCAAAGCCGTCTTAAGTACCCTCCCTGCAGTGATAGCACCCACCACAGGTGCCGCAGGGCCACTATCACGACCTAATGTAGGTAGCAATGGTGCCAACAATGCTAAAGCCTTTATCCCGACAAGACCCGTCTCTATCGACTGTCTCCCTTGAGAAACAGCTTCCCCTACAATCGTCAAGCCGTAATTCTCAGATTCTTTTTTCTGAAAATTCTTGATATTCCTTTCTAATTTTTTGATATTTTCTTTATCTTCATCAGACGCCTCTCCCGCCATATCCTTATAATAGAGTTCATTAAGTTCGGACATCTTCTTACCGGTATCCCAAGCCTCTCCGATAAAAGTCGTGCCCTTATCAAAAACACTCTCAATCCCACTGACAATATCTCCGACATCTTTACTGATACGTTGAACAACACTTTCATCATTTGTCTTATCAATAGCCTCTCTTGTTTTAAGAACATTAAGATAATCAAGAGTAGCCGCCGTCATGGCCACCGTATCATGAATATCCAACTCCGGATAAAGTTCAGCCATCTTTTTCGGTGAAAAAGGCTCTCCCTGCATAAAAGCGCGATTACAACTCACTTCATACATCGTCACAGCATTTTTATATAAATCATCATTATTGACAAGCGATTGAGGATTAATTCCTAAAGCCGTTCCCACCTTTTCCGCCGTAGAAAGCCGATCCTCTTTTGTTTCACTATTCCCCCACACAGCCCAGAGCTTCTGCATTTTATCCCACATGCCCGCACTATCATCGTGAGGACTCTCTCCCGTTGCTTCCGGACTATCTACCGGCGCTTTATAAATAATGGGTCTTTCCGGTCTCCGCTCTTTGACTAACCTCTTCCGTCCTTTAAGAATGTCTAAAAAATCTTCATCTTTCATGATATATCTCCTCTTTATTCCTGATCTTCTTGGTCAACGGCATTATTCGTCGCGATTATATCCGATCTCAATATCCGTCCTTTTTTAAGCTCTTCAAACTGTTCCGGCGTCATCCACGTCTCGCTTCCATCCTCAAAACTTACCTGCAACATCCTTGAATCACTGTAGCGCCCGATTTTCTTTATACCCATTTTTGCTAAATCTGCCTCGCTTGCAGTTACATCCTCTCCCTTGTCGCCAATCAAACCATTCGTAAATTCATACACCCAATTGCCCGGTTTTTCGGTCATTTTTTGCTGACGCAATATCTCCCAGGCTATCCTTAATTGATCATCATGGCTGAGCGGTCCGTTCGCATTCTCACTTCTTTTAGCAATTTCCGTTCGTATCATACCCATAGTCATATTAGATATTTCACTCTCTTTCACCTGAGCATAAGCGGCAATTTCCTTCTTATCCAACGGCATATGATACTTTGGATTCCCGGCATCAAATTCACTAAGAGCGTTATACATTTTATTAATTTGTCGTTGTGAAAAACTATATCCCCCCTTCTCTTGAGCCACTTTAATTGCATGGTCAAGCATACCTTTATTTACAATGTCATACCCGATAAGGTTAATAATTTCCTCTACTCCCTTCTCATTTTCAGCTTCATTGGCACGAGCCATTCCTCTTGCTTCCCTGTCTGCATTCTGTTTCGCTGTACGAAGACAACTTCTAAATTGCGGTAAATCCTCTAATTCCGGATACTCCTCTTTTTTCGTCTTAATATATTGATAAATAGCAGACGGGCCATACCCCTGGTCAATCAAATTAGTAACTTGCTTATCTATCTCATCATATAAATTTGCCAAATGCTGCTGCCGCTCCCGTACCTTTTCCTGAAATTGTGCCATGAATGCGCTCTTCTGTTTCTCTTCTAACGCAGCCCTCTCTTCCTCAGAAATATCATCATTCGGATCATTATAATGAGGCGCGATAGAACTTACATTCGCAACATATCTATCTTCATCATCTGTATAATATCCGTGCTTTTTCATGAGCCGTGCCAAATCGGCAGCAGACTTTACATTCTTTCGCTCCTCTTCTGTGGTATGCTTCAGTATCCACTGCACATAATCTTCCGCTGATTCCTCCGGAGAATTATATACCTTAAACTTAGCCATCACACTTTTTTCATTTCCATCGGCGTCATACTCTGTTGTCGGAAGTTCCTGATACTCTCCTTCACCGTTCCACTTTATCCCGAAATAATTATTCCTCGGCGCTGATTTGCCATGCGCTGATTCAAGAGAAGCTATCGCAAAACCAAATGACGGATCAAAACCTAATCTTTCTCCTATATACTTGCCTATGCGTCCGCATGGAGTATCAGCATACGTCCCGGTCACCAACGGATGTTCTTTTTTATATGCCGCCCAAGCATCTTCCCCTGTCCCATTTAAGTATTTAGGATTCTTATCTAAAAACTCACCGCTTTGCGCCTTTGTTGTCTTTTCTGTCTCTTTATCCAAGAATATTTTTTCATATTTCTTGAGAATACTTTCATCGGCTTTTCGCTCTCGTAATTGTTTTATTGCTGCCAATCCCTGTTTGGTATTTTCCGTAGCAAGTGCCGTATGCAAAACTTTCTCAGCTAACACATCCAATTCCTTTCGTTCTGCTTCGGCAATGGCCAATTCGTCCATGTTTACCCCTGCGCGAATAGCTCTTTTTTTTCGTACCGCACCATCATAAACGATATTAAATAAATCGGGATCCTTTGCTATCTTAGACTCTAAATCTGCATTTATGGCATCAATTTGATTTCCCGCATACTTTAACTTTTCTCCTCGTTGATATTTGTCTATGATTAATTTTTGTGCTGTTATATCATTTTCCACTTGTTTCCGAAAAGCGTCTGATGCATATTGACTGCCTATCCCAAAATCTTTTATAACCTTTTGTCGAATTTCATTTTCTTTTTTCCCATAAATCTCTTCTACTTGTTCCGCTTGCTTGCCTTGCATCGTTTGAAGAAGACCCTCATTTTCATCATAGAGTAAACTGTTCATTTGCCGATTATATTCATTCGTTGCATCAATGACTTTATTATTTTCTCCACGGAGCCATTCTTTTTCTTTCTCGGCATAAATCATATTGACGGCTTTCCCTAAATCGTTCCATTCACTTCCGGTACCGCCATAAGCCTGAATATTTGTGACAGCATTCATCTTCGCTTGCTCTATATTTTTATTTACCGATGGCTCATACTGCGTTAATTTCATTGATTCTTCCTCCATTTAGACGGTTGATAAATACGATGTCTTCCTATCCCCTGTCCTATCAAATCTTTGGTCATTGTCAGTCCCGATACTATATCATACGAAGGCTTTGAGGAAATAGTCATATTTCTCACAAACGGATTCCCGTAACTCTCTCCTATGCTTGGCGTACCATACGAAAGAGTTCCTTTTTGTATATCTCCCGTAAATCCTGTTTTCCACCCCGTCGTAGCAGGTTGATCCGACGGAATATGATTTTGGAATTGATTCTTCGCTCCATATATTCCCGTAGCCGTATTTACAAAGTTGGCCAAAAGCTGTATTCTCCCCTGCCGTTTCACATTAGCTGCCGCCGCCCTTGCTCCTGAAGCAGCATTCATATAATTTACCTGTTCCCGATAAGCATTCAATGTGTCATTGCGCTGATTGGATAAAAGATTCATACTGTCATTTCTATAGGCGGAAATAGCAGCGCTTCCGGCATCTAAAACACTTCCGCCGCCATCAAGTCCGGAAGCTCCTGCCGATGCCGCTTGCTGTCCCAAAACCAATCTGCGCTTATCATCTAAAACACGTTGCCTTTGAGCATACTGCTCCGCAATCATATCCCTTTGCCTTTCCATGATTTGAGCATTTTGATTAGCCGCCTCAGCCTGTGCCTGATACGCCTGCGCCTGTGATTCCGTAGCATTTTGTATTTGAATATGTTGCATAATCCCCTGCAGCGCTACTAACCCCATCATAACCGAACACATAGCTACCCCCTCTTTCCTATTTCAAATCCAATAAATTCTTTCCCCTCCGGAGACGTTATTTCACCAAAGAAAATAGCGCCGGCACGTTCAATATACCTAAGCGCTTTCTTATTATTTTTCCCTATCCAATTCATCATATATCCATATGTGCGAAGACACCTGTCAATATAATCACGGCCACACATGACAATGGTTTTCTTATGCCGCTTTGCCTCCGTCGTACCGATAGCCCATATCTGACTTCCATATTTGGCATACCCGAATATCATAAAGGGAACGCCTTTTTTATCCACTACCTTATACACCTCTGTACTTACTGATATAGACTCAAAAACAGCTTGTCTCGTTTCCCGATGAAAAGCCGTAATTTCATACTCATCTTCAGGTCTTATATGCTTGGCCATGTATTCCACTAAGTCAGATACGCCCTCTCGCTTCACCGCTATAACTTTATCACTACCGTACATACTATCCATCAAGGACCACCTCTCTTATGACTGCCGATAAATTAAAAGGATACGGTTCGTCAGAAATAATAACTATCCTTCCTGTAAGTTCAAAACCTTTATTCGGCATCGTAATCCTTTTATCTCCGCTATAAAGGTTAATCTTCTGATTTGAGAACTCTTCATACTTAATAGGAATCATATTCTTTTCCTCTATGCCGATACGTCCACCTAAGCTATTCACCAATCGAAGAGTAGCAGCAGCCACCTTTTTCTTTCGCCCCTGCAATGTACCCATTTGAGTAGCCATCTCTATATTTGGTAACTCTACCTTCATGGTATACGGAAGACCTGCCACCACAGAAAATCCTTTTCCCGGTATAGTAAAATACCCGTTACTATCCGTTTTCGTCGTATAATACCTTCCGTCAGCCAAAATCCCGATATCTGTATTCGATAAATGATACTGTCCTTTCCCGGTTTCATGTTCACTGACGATTTTCATAGCTGAATCCATCATGATATAATCTGCCGGCAAATTAGACCCGGCATCAGCTTGTTCCAAACGCTCTATCATCTGACGCCCCTTACGCCGAACTACAATATAAATACCGTCCTTATTCGGTTCTTCCACATTGCATACTGCAATTATGCTTCCTTGAGTAACAAACTGTGACCAAGCATATATCTTTTGATCTCGCACATAAGAAAGACAAGCCATCGACCCGTCACTCAAGACAAAATACATTCGACTATCCGGATCCTGCATATAAGCCATATCCACGACTTCCCGATCCTTCGTGATATGCTTGGCCAATAAAGTCAAATCCTGTCCATCATATGAATCTGACTCGAAATTATACTGCATATCCCGCACAGTCTTTCCGCGATGTTGAATAAATATGAGCCGACCTCCGATAGAAAGAGGAACAACATCCGTACAGCCTCTCGATGTTTGCTGCTTCGGATTTGCCTTCGTAGGAGTTAAAGTATTTGCCCCCGATAATATCCATTCATTTCCGCCCGTCATAATGATTAAATCAGACTCAGGACAAAGATGTTTTAACGTTTGCTGATTGCGATTGATAAAAGCCAAAGCAATAGCCGAATCATCCGTTACCGTACCACCCACCTTATCCACGGAAAAATTCCCATAATCTCCACTTCGACTCATCCACATCATATAAGGTTGCTTTTTGGTAGCACCTAAGCACAATCTATCCTGAAAAAATCCAATCGTCTCCGGATATCCAAATTCTTTATTCCATGCATCTCTACAAAAATAAGTAGCACGAACATTCTCTGCCGGAGACTGTTCACAACTCCCATCCGCCGCCTTATCACCATAAATGGAAGTTAATTTGATGACACTTTTATGCGTATACGGAAGCACCGTAAAATCTGTATTAGCTTTATTCGTTTCGCTTTTTACCCTAAACCATGTATGCTCATCTACCGTGCCGCTCTCTGCTGCATTGAAATCCTCATCAGCCGTATACGTACGAAAAGTTTTCCATTCACCATTTTTCCCTTTTCTTTTTTCAATAGTGATTTTCCCCTTCCACGTTCCATGCGTAATAATTTTCCAACTCTTTCCGCAAAGAAGAGCTTCCGAAGTATCACGCCCCGAAAGAGAAACAGTTCGTGCCTCTACTTCCTGTTGTATTTCTATATAAGTTCCCTCCATGTCCGGAGTAAATAAAGCTTTATCACTATGAAGAGACACATGCCCGTCATCTTTTATATCTACGGTAATGGACACATCATCAGAAGAAAAAATAGAATCAAAATAAGGACTTTTGATATCAAAACGATGTAACTTGAACCCGTCGGAATATCTGCTGAGTTTCATAATAGGATGTGTCCCTGAAGCAATAAACATCACATCCGCCGATTGACACATACGAAGTTTATCTAATTCCTCGGCTATATAAGGTGTATCCAACATACCATCCATCGGATGGCCATTCTTCCATATACGAAGATACCGATTACCAAACTCCAATAAATATGCTCCACCGGGCGCTTTAAATTCCTTTAACTTAATTTTTCCCGTATCATAAGTTTCACCGCAATAAAGAGTTCCGCCTCTCTTATACACAGATCCATATGGTCTGATATAAGCATTTCTCGCTTGAAGTAAGGCATTCTGATACTTATCCAAATCAATACGACTTGCTACTTCCGGTGCCAATTCACCTGCTCCAAAAGATGGCTGCACCATGTAAATAGTTTCTCGTGCCATATAATCATCTCCCGTCCATATACGTCGTAGGATATTCCGTTTTACGATTATCCTGTATGGCACTTTGATATTTCGCATTATAAATATTCTGCTGCATCATCTGATAATGCAATTGCGCCATCGTCTGACTACCCGACAAAGGAACAGCAATAGCCGATGCCAATGCATGTGCTAAAGCAGAAACAAACGTATCCGGAAACATATCGGCATTTTCCACATTAGCAGTATATGTAGCATAAGCACCGGATACATCAGTGCATACCGCCTTTGTTGATTCATTTAAAGTAAGTACCTGCCAATCTTCCTTTTTAATGATACGATCGTTCCCCTTCTCATGAATTTTTCGTATGATAAGACACTGTGCCGGATAGGCATACACATAGTTCCACCCTGCTACCTCCTCTTTAAGAAGGGCTAATTTCTGTTTTCTTTCCGCAAAATTCCATCGATATTCCGAAAGCAATTTCCGCCGCAAATGATTATAAAAAAGCACACACTGCGCCGACTCTTCTGACTCTTCCTCAATAGAGGCAATGCGTCCTTGCCCGATATACGCCAAAGCAATATTACAAATATCTGTTCCGTTCATTTGATTTTCCTCCTTCTCTCTATGTTCATCATTGATAAGCACATAGAGAAAGAGGGAATAATTCCCTCTTATCATTTAACTATACTTCTTAACCAAGCCTATAAGATCTTCTTTGGTTTTGATTGTTTCAGGTATCTCTACACCCTGCATGATGAGTTTTGCCCGAAGTTCATTAGCGGACAAGTCTTTTAACTCCCGTCCGCTTTTTAACTTCGGATAATGAAGTGCCTCTATCATTGAAGATTTACATCCGGTGTAAGAAATGCCGTAATCGTACCTGTAGTAGCACCCGTCACTTCTATACGAATATACTTTTTCAAACTTAAAGGCATACGAAGGTTTGCTCCTTTCCCTTCATCCTTTTCTACTTTAAGCGTAGCAAGAAGAACAGCATCACTCATATCCTCCTTATCGGAAGTTTTTACCTCCAACGCCGCCTCAGCAGATAAAGCCTTATTTACCATGGCACAAATCCACAGTCCCTCATAAGCGCATCCGCCTTCTCCGTTGGCAAGGACATTTGATGTCACGCCCCCTGTTAAATCATGTTTATAGAAAAATGTATTTTCAGCATCAATAATCATAATAGATCTCCTTTCAACGACTTATAAAATCTCTTATTTTGCTTCAGCAATAACATCTTCTGTATCGGTAAGCGCATCTTCCTTCTTGACAATGATACCGTTCACTGCAATTTGCACCATACCCTCAGCCAATTCACGACGAGTAATATACGCATTATTCTTATCATTGAAATACAATGTAAGGAATGTGTACATTTCCGGAGATACATACCATACCGCCTTGACATTATTAAAGCTTCTCATACGACCCTGCGCACGAATCATAGAATCTATAACAAGTTTTTTATCTGCTACCTGTTCAGACTTTTCTACCGCCGCCAAATCGATATTACGTACTGCAGCTACCATTTCAGGATCTTTTACGGCAAGACCGGGCTTCCACCGGAAAAGAGTAGACAATGCACGGAAAGGATTTCCATCCGGATCAAATGCATCAACCTCTCCTAAATCCTGTCTCTTTAATCCGGCATAACCATACTTCGGATAAATACCCGTTACCGCTCTTTCTCCCCATCCTACCAAATAAGCAGAAGAAAGCTTTCCTTTTCCTTTACCGCCTGCATCAATAACCTGATAAGAAGCCTCATGCTTTTTACCGCCGAAACTGTTATAACGAATACCCAATCCGTTAAATTGATCTAAATCCTTTGACGAATCACCATAGAAAATATGATGCGCCACAGTTTCACCCATAGCCTCTACAAAAGCCATATCTTCCGAATTACGGAAAGCCTCCTTATCCGGCTGCAAAGAAATAAGTTCTGTATCGACAATAGAACGTGCCTCTAAAATGCAGCATGTATCTACTACCTGTTTCGTACTCGATTTGCCCGCAGGTACCCCACGATTGATTTGTCTCAGATAGACATTCGGAAGACCCGTACGTTGAGTAGTCTGATTCCCCGTAGGTAAATTCCCTTCCGCCCATACGACATCATCCATGATAGGATTCGACTGAGCTAAAGTCTCAATGACTCGATCAATAGCACCATCCGGTGTTTGACGTTTTCTTAAATCGTTAAATGTTAATGCTAATTTTCCTACTGTTGACATAATATTTCCTCCTGTTTTCACTTATTAATAATTTTCAAAATTCGTATTCGGATAAAGTGCTGCTCCTCCGGAATTTCCGGCACCACTACCTCCTACACCCTTATCTTCAGACACTAACCGCCCCAACTCAGCAATAGCTTTGACAACTTCTACACGGTTTCCTGCACCCGTTTGATTTAGAATCTGACGAATATTAGGAGACGTCTTTTCAATATACGAAAGACCCGCGCCATACTCATTCATCGTCTTATCAAAATTCGCACCCAAAGACTCCTTTGTCTCCGTTGCCCAACTGTCAATTTCCCTCTCACGACTATCAGCTACATTTTGAATCAGCCTTTGTGCCCACTGAAATCCATAACCGGCTACTTGATTCGCCTCTTCATTAGTCAAATTAAGACCTCTGCAAATTTCTCCGAAATCCTTAGACGTGGCTTCATCAAGCGTCTCACCATCCGGTAATGCTTTAGAAAAATCATAACTATCCGGTGCACCACTATCCGATGCTCCGCTATTTTCCGTAGCCACGCTTCCTGCTTCAGAAGCCAAAGAACTTCTTTCCTCATTTGTCTGACCCTTCTCCGTACCGGCTACCTGCGTATTCATGTCATTGTTCGCATCTGCCGTTGAATTCGTTTCAGTCGTTTGTGTTACTGCTTCATCATTCATGATTATCTTCCTCTCCCATTAAACGTTTCTGCTTATATTGAAAATCTGCAAACTCTTTTTCAGCTTTCTGTTTTGCGTTAAACCCCTCCTTTCCCAACATGTCCATGATATTTCTCGTAAGTTCAATTCCGATGGACCTCCTCCCTTCGTTATAAAAAGTCTGACTATTTCCTGTAAACGTCTCAGCCACGTATCCGCTCATCTCCAATATATACGTAAAAAACCATCGCCCCTGCTTTGTTTTAAGCATAGTGCGAAGATTCTTTTTAGTTTCCTCTTGATACTTCTTCTGAATATACTTTCTGACAAGTTCATCATGCTTAGTAACAATAGTTTTCATTACATCACCCCGAGACCCAAGGCATTATTAAGAGCCGGATTCCCATCCTTAGTAGCCTCTGTTAAATTCTTAGCTGCCTCAGCTGCAGGTGCCATCGTCTGTGCTGCCATTTGCATTTGCTGCTGCTCTTGCATTTGCTGCTGCATTTCCTGTTCAGCCTTTATCATTTTCTCAATTTCTTCAGTAGACCTCTGCATAATTGCCGGTGCACCCAAAAGTTCGAAATACCTCTTGACCGTTCCCACAGGATCGATCGTCTTAAGTGCATCCGGATAAAGCTGAGCTATCTGACCCACAAAAGAAACAGCCTGCTCTATATTCACAAGTCCGCTCATCTTTTGTGCTTGAGCCAAAGGAGAAATATATTCTATCTTAATATCCTGATTCATAAGACGCTCTGCCACTTCTTCCGGAATAGGCTCAAAAATACCCATGCGCTCCGCTATGTTATACGTCCGCTCAATAATCGGTGATAAAAACTCATCCTGAAGACGCTCTACCACCGGGCCCAATTGCTGTAACTTCTCCTGCTGCCTTTCCATGACTTCCCTTGCAGTCATCTGTGGCGTATCAATAGAATCAAGCATAAGGAATAAATCGGCACTATATATCCTCTTAATACTTTCCTCCGTCTTTTGTATTTCCGCCGCCAACCACTGAGGATTGACCGGAATCTGAAATAAAGGCTCTACCGTATTATTCCCCGCTAAATTATTAATAGCTGTATAACCGCCCGGTATTAAATTTACCCCTCCGGTATTTGTCACATCAGCCGGTCCCTTCATAGGTGGCTTTACCATAAGCTCCACCGCCGTCAAAAGATCCTTCTTCATAATCTGAAGCATTCGGGCGTCACCTTCGGCATACCACCCCGGACCCTTTCCATAAGCACTTCCCTCAATCACTTGATACCGAGCCACCGGTACAGGGAACTCCTCAAAACCACCCGTATAAATATAACCGCCATTCTCCGTTTCCGATTGATTTTCAATGTAATAAAGAGAAATATACGGCATATTCCCGGCACCGATGCCCGTAGGCGTCTTCACCTTATTCGGTAAAACAATCCAATATGTAGTAAACTTTTTCGTAACAGAAGCAGAACCCTTCAAAACCTCTTTCACATGATTAGGTAAACTATCTATACCGAATTGATTTTTCAATTGTTCCGCCGTCATTTGAAATCGCCTGATAAAAGTATCGACACGTCCACCGGTACTACCGGAAAGATAGTATGTTCCTACCGTATAATGCTGATACCTCACACCCGTTTCATCAGACGAAAAAACGCCTAAAGGAGCTTGACCATAACCAAGCTCCATATAAGCACTATAAATAGCATTATAGAAATTACTCTTGTGAAGCATATACTCCACAACTTCCTGCCTCTTATCCAAAATAGCAGCCGCCTCAATATCCTCATTAGCACTACTATCCGAAAACCCAAACTTAAACCACTGTCTACTGGGCGGTGTAAGACCGGACATAATTCCTGCCGCAAAAGCACAATTAGCAGCCCACGCACAACCGTTGGCTATCATTAGATCCTTTCTCCGTGCCCTATTCGTTTCATCCTCCGTATCGGAAAACTCCCCTAAAAACGGCAACTGATAATCTCTTATATCCTTCCATCTCTTCTCATAAGGAATCCGCATCTCCGCCAATGACTTCTGAAGTTGTAAAATATACTTCTTCTCAGGCACCTTACTTATTTTATTATCCCTCGGTGTCATACGACCCGTAGTAGCAATGGCTGATAATCTATCCATAATATCTACCTTTAACCCAATGTACTCTTACCACCGGAACTCTCCTGTGCCACATCCGCCAAACGAGTAGCAGCAAACCCCTGCTTTTTCTTCTTTCGCTGTGCAGACTCCGCATCAGCACCCGTATCAGCACCGATATCAGAAGACGTAACCGTAGTCGCACCCGGCGCTACCTTCTTAATCACAGGCGCAGCCGGTGCGCCAAATATTTTTGCTAAACACATTGTCAATTCCTCCTTCTTTAACTACTGAAATAACTTATACTGCGTATTCGTAGACATCCGCCGCCTACCTGACAAAACCACAGGAACAGCAAAAGTAAGCGCCAATGCATCCGCATCATTCGGAGATGGAATCCCCTTTTGCTTCATATACTCCTTACTTTGCAGTTGTAACTTCCCATCATCCGTCGGCTTAATCTCTACCCCCGTCAAATCATCCTGCATCACTTGATCATCAGGATAAGCACCCCCTTTCAATAACCACTTCCTCATACTCTCCCACATATATGCCCTCATATTTTTACAAGCCGGATCCGGAGACTCACCGGCAAAAGAAATAAGATTCCAATGACGACCCATCGTTTGCCCCGCCGAATAAATCCCCGTTCCATAACCCAAATCAATATTTACCGCATCCGCATGATACTCATCCTCAAAACGAGCAATCAAATTAGCCACCACCATATCATTATCATTCTTCTGTATCTTCTTAAGCCTTTTAGCCATAAGTCCCTGACGAAGCCAAATAGCCGTAGCATCATCACCCATCCATGCCGGATCCACTCCGATAACCACCGGCGCAAACCCAAACTGCTCCGACTTAAGATTCCGGCCCCTTGCCTTCTCAGCCAACTCCGTAGAAATAAGCTGAAGAGACGAAGCATTAGGAAACTGTCCACGCACACGGACACGCACATAGTCACTATCTTCACCCCAAGTATCTATCCATTCTTTGATACGCTCCTTATTAGAAAATGATACCGTTCTTGAATCCACCTGCCTCTGCTTCCATAAATGCCTAAACTTATGAAAACAATCATAAAACCGCCCCGTATTTCTCGTCGGATTACCAAAAGCACACCAGATAATTTCCGTATCCCTATCCGTCATTGCGCCCTCAGCCACTTCCCAAATAGGATTAGCAATAGCCGATGCCTCATCAAAAAGCATTAATATTCGCTTCCCTTGATTATGCAACCCGGCAAAAGCCTCTGTATTATTCTCACTCCATGGAATGGCATCTATACGCCAATTCTTCTCCTTGCCCTTCTCATTAGAAAAAATAGCAGTAGCCGTTACCGTAAATAACGTTCTGCCAATGAACAAGTTATACCACTTAATAAGCTCCGGCCATGTTTTTGTCCTAAGCTGCGTATCCGTATTAGCCGTCACAACACCACGAGTATCCTCATGCGTTGACATCGCCCACAAAATAAGCCATGACACCATCGCTGATTTTCCGATGCCATGACCCGATGCCACCGCCTCCCGAATAACTTCATTAGGACATTTAAGTCCACTACCGATATCCTTAAGAACTTCCCTTTGCCACTCCTCGGGCCCCTTCATCTTCTCCAAAAGACCCGGCTCACCCCAAGGAAAAGCAAAATAAACAAAACTCAACGGATCATGTGTATATTCACCCAAAGCCTCTATCAATTCAATTGTCGGATCTATGACTGCCTTTTTCTCCGTCATATACACCAATCCTCACCTTTCAACACTATCACGCAAAAAATAACCTCCACACACCATTTATTTATCCTCACGCTCAATCACCCTTGCCCGAGCCGCCTTCAATGCATCAGCTATAGAAATGTTTCCCGTTACCTCTACCTCCTGCTTATCCCGCCACACCTTTGGCTTACGATTCTTAAGCCAAATAAGACAAGCCACCACATCCGGAGGCATCTCCTTCTCGATATTTTTAGTAGACCGAAACCCCTTACTATTCGTCTCAATCACGTGCTCGATGTAGCTATATCCTATCGCTCTTTTATATAACGCGTTTTCTACTTTTATATCTGCTATGTCTTTATTTTTTCTTAAGGCGTCGCATATGTCGCTATATGACCTCTTCCACTTATACAAAGTTTTAACGGAAATATGCATATTATCCGCAATATCCTGATCAGTCAACCCGTCCCTTGCCCATGCACCTAATCTTTCCAGACCATCTTCCGTTCGCCACTCCTCATACTTACCCTTAGCCATTTCAACTCCCTACCCCTAACCTCCTAAAACCTGCAATAAAAAACCCTGCCGAGTAAGCAGAGCCTTTTACAAACTTATGATTGGAGTGATTTATCACAATTACATTTTACCACACAAAAAAGTATCTTTTTGTATCTTCTTTTCCAAACTACGCAAAGAACTTCCATGAAGACGAAATAAATAATGAATCTCATAACCCATCTCCCGAGAAATAACCTCCCACCGCTCACTCAAAATATACCGCCGCATCAAAATATTTCTCCTTACCGCATCCGCCTCAAAAGAAATAATCCTCTCCGCCATCTGCCTATCCTCAATAAGCCTCATATACTGCTTTTGAATACGTAGATCCTCACGCTCAAGCCTCTCCACAATAGACTCCTGCATAGAGCGCTTCTGCTTCTGCTGCCTAAGCACACCCATTTTATGATACCCCGCATGAAAAATCTCACACTCAAGCATCTTTCTCCGACGCAAATACACATCAAGCGTCCCCTTTTCCCTTCGTACCCTGTTTAAAAACTCTTTTACCATCACAATGATAACCCTTACTTCCCGCCACTTTCATCAGCACTGCCAAAAGCCCGATGCATAATCCGGTACATCCGCCGATGATAAACGCCCCAATCATCACAATAATATCTATCCCGCACATAACTACCTCTTTATACGAACCTCCCCCAACAACAATCGCTCCAAAACACTCCCATTCGCCTTTACCTCAGAACCGCACACCCTTACCATAAGACCCCTGTCACAAACAAACCGGAACCCCTCCAGTACACGCCCCTCCTTAGGAAACGAAATAGAAAACACCTCCCCCATCTTTACACCCAACAAATCCAATACTCCCTCCAAAATCACTCCATCACTACACTTACCTCTTCTCCTGCTCATTCTTCCTTCACCTCACACATCACATACCCATTACGCCCCCTATGAGACGGAAACGTCATATGCTCCACCGTCGCCAAAGAAAGCCCCGACATATCCGCAACCTCCTCAAACGACCCAAAACCGATAATCTCATCATTTCTGTTATACAAAATCCACGTCCGATACCTCTTCGGAAGTACCGCCGCCCTTACTCCGGATGCCATACCCATCACTCCTCGGTCCTCCTCAAACGCTCAATACGAGTAATAATCTCTACCGCAGCCTCCTCAAGATCATCTACATCATCACGCATAATCTTAGAAAGAATCCTATTAACAAAACTCACAGGAATCCGAACCGTCTCCTCAGGTACATCCATATCCAACGCCTCATGCGCCCGATTGATAATCTCAAGCTCCACCTCACTCATTCCGTTCCACACCGCAGCACACCTGTCTATATTCCACTTACCCTTACACTGTGACATATCACTTCACCCTTTCTCATAACTGCAACCTATCTCATAACTGTAACCTTACTTGAACCATACCCTTTTTCCCTTGCACAGCCCGAACACCTCGTAACACATCATCCTCCCTCACACTCACCCCCTTCACCATACCCTTCATTTGTTTGAAACGGATATACTGATACGGATACCCGTCTTGAGTCCATCCGCTTTCCTCCTCCGCTATATAAAATCCCTTTCTCCCCCTTGGATTCTCTCTCCAATGTCGACTATAAATTTTCTCTTTTTTTACCCTCGGCCTTTTCAAATTTCGACTCTGACTCCACCTCTTCCTTTGCACCGCTCCCTCTTCCCTTATCGTCTCATCAGTCTCCTTGACAAAATACTCAGCCACCCTTCGGCAATCCTCCGCAGCCCCATCAAAATATCTGAAAGAACGATAATTCAATATTCCATACCTCCACAATGCCTGTATCTCTTTCCTTGATACCTTCTTCGATGCATTCAGTAAAACATGATGATGAATCCTATGCCCCTTATACTCCGTTACATAAATGTACTTCAATTCCTCTCCATTCTTCCGATATAGATTATGCAAATTCCTTAAAAAATTTCGCACCCTCCTTTTCGCCTCTTCCCTATCCGGTGGAGGATCTCCATACGTCAAATCCAATCGGTAATCATCCCTCCTAAAATTTGTAACAATAAGACGATACAATTGCTCCTTTGCCCTTCTCGAATTACCCCTTTGAACAGCAGCATCCGTCTTCCTCTCATTCGGTCTTCTCGTCTTCTTACCACCCAACCTCCACGTGTGGTACTTCCTCTCCTCATATCCCCCCGGATAAACAAAAGTCTCTTTCATGTATGGCATGATCTATCCTTCTTTTTCTCTTCCGATTAACAACCGATTCCTGATTAAAAGATTTCCCTCTATCGATTTATCTGAATGTATCACCACAAGAAATATTTTTTTACACATTGATGTCGCTAAAATAATAGGAATATCAAGAATGGAAAGAGGGCGAAAACCCCCTTATTCACTCACTATTCACAAACTGTAAACAACTCCGAAACCCATCAAAAACCGTTGCAAAAATCCTGACAAAAAAACCTACCAAAAACTAAACACATAACCCCGTAAAAATTACCTATATATGTATATATAAATAAATAAATAAAATAAACAATACATAAATAAACACCTAAACATCCGACACACGCCCCCTGTAATACCTGCGAAAACTACGATACCTGCGCTCAGCAAACGCAATCCCCCTATGAAAACTCGGGAAATAAGGACAATCCCGATGCACCGGCACAAGAGACCCCATACGCATCGTCCACATCACAACATCCGCAGAAATATCCAAATGACAATGAGAACACACATACACCCTATTCATCACAAGAATCCCCGCAAAGCTCACGAAACCTTCCACCCGTCCACTCATAAACCCGCATACCTCGATACTTAGCATAAATATACTCAGCCATACACCCCGGAGACCGCTCCCATGCACCCGTAAGAATCAAAGCATCACACCGAGACAAAAGACCTATACACCTATCCATTAACTCCAAATATCCCCCCTTAGAATGAGCCACAACCTTAGGCACATAACTAAAATTATGCAAAGGAGACAAAATAACACTATTCGGAAAAAGACCAAACAAAGAATAAACCACCTCATTCGCCGAAGAAAACTCCTTCGACGGACGAGCCACATAAATCACCCGAGCCCTACCAATCCTCTCAAAAACAAGATCACTTACATCCTCCACGACAACCCCTCCATTCACTTGCATTACAAACCTCCACCTGACCATAAGCAAAATACTTCAAAATAGGCGCACCTCGAGGAACCCTGCCAATCCTCAAAAGAACAGAATTACACGTCCTATCCACCACAACCCCATGCATCACCACACGATCACCATCCATCACACGCACAGTAGACCCATAAGGCAGCCGCAAAAACTCCTCACGCCTCATACATACCTCACCACCCAAAAATCCACACAAACCAATCCATAACAACCACAAACATGCTATAATAGAAATGGAATCACATAGCACTATTCCACCCACTGACGATTGATAGCAGCAATATCAATCGTCTTTTTCATTTGTCATATGATCGTTTAATATCCTTTTCCCTTACCTCATTCACTTTATCTAATGGTATTTTCAGCATCCGTCTGATTCTTATGGCTTCATCACCACGGAACCCGACGAACTCATCAATCCATGCTTCCAATTTTTCTTTAGGTAACCTCTTATTCCTTATCATTGCCTCGCCTCCTTCACCCGTACAACAACCTCCTGCCCCGGCTGCAAAACCGTAGGATCCGAAATATGATTATCCCTCATGGCTTGATACACAAGCCGTCTAAGATCCTCCCTATCCGTAGCTATCTCGCTACAAATATCCCAGAGCGTCTCCCCCTCTGCGACCTCCTTACGATACTCAATCAACCTTACCTCATCATCACTCCGCATAGCCGTGACAATGCTGCCAATTACCAAAAGCAATACCACCGCCGCCGCCCAAACGCGGCCCCAACGAATTCTACGCTTTTTCATCATGACTCCTTTCTTGTCACCTGTTATCACACACCCTTATAATGGAGACAGTTCCAATGAAAGGAGGTGAAAACTATGATTGATCTAAAAATAAAGATTAATGGAAATTTGACTGACATTATTCCGATTATTTATGAACAAACTCCTGAGCGACAACAATACCAATATTTTTATAAAAATGATATTATTGCAGAAGTTTTTATAGAAGGAATGAACACGTTCATCCAAACGGAATATAAATTTAGTCTCATCGACGGGGAAATTGTTATTTTTGTTGAATAAACATAACGACCCGAGGATAGCCATCTTTATCAAAAGTAATAATTCTATCCGAACACATTAGAAACCGCCCATCCTTTAATCGTTGAATCTCAACATCATCAATCTTCACCACAAGAGCCTTGTCTGTACAGGGCTCTTTTTTATCTTTACTCATCATGACTCCCTCCTTTACATTCAAAACAATCATTAAGGGTATATAACCACATCAAGCGTGCAATGACAGTTGCACTCTTTTTGTAACGCCTCAATAAACTTAACTATTTCCCTCAAACTCTCCTTGCCGATAGTAGTCCCGACACTTATATGAACCTCCACCTTGCCACTCATCACTCTACCTCCGCCAAAAACTTATCCAAATCATTTTCCTCTAAATGATCCATAAACTCATTAAACGCCACCTTCCGAACACGCCTGGCAGAACGAAACCGTATAACAGGTATCACCCCTGCATTCACCAACTTCGCCACCACCTGTGGAGATGTCTTTAAACGTACACGCACCTCATCTAACGACATCAACCTGTCCGCATCATCTGCAATAATTTCCCTCATCACAATCACCTTTCCCCTTCTACAACTTAAGAAATGCAATATATGCCATTACACACATCGTCATAACCTCTACAACCAAAATGAAGTCATCAAACCGCCTCATCATGCCATTCTCCTTTTCTTCATAACAATGTCCGCCACTTGCGAACTATGTGCTTTCATGCCGATCCTTAACTTGGCACGGGCTGTCGCCCACTCTTCCAATGCCCGGTAAGTAGATATCTTTTTACTTCCGACAGCAAACACAGGGAACGTAGGATCGTTCTCTGCATACTCCCGGACCTGTTTTGCTCCGATATGCAGTATCTCTGCTATCTCTTCCGGGACAAGCCCTATCTTCTCCACTTTCCTCACCTCTCTTTCTATCCAATTCTTGCTAATCCCACTCTTCTTCAAACGGTACATGAATCTCTGTACTTAAAATCTCTACACCGGCGCCTGTGACTATAGCCGTAGTCATTGGCGTTTGTCTTTCTCTTAAATACTCCACTAATGCCCCGGCTGCCTCTTTCAATTCCTCTGCATCACGTTTCTCCACTTTCCTCACCTCTTTCTTATGACGATTTCTAAATCTAATGCCTTACCTATCTTTTCGATAGTAGAGAGTTTGGGAGAATACTTACCTAATTCGAATTTCCCAATAAGTTCTCTTGACAATCCGCTCTCTTTCGCCAAACGAGATTTGGATAATCCCTTTCTTATTCGCTCATTTTTTATGAAATCTATAATCTCTTGCGGTTTCAACTTTCTACACCCCCACATATTGCGTAAAATACTTGACACAGGTTTATTATTCCCCTATACTCCGATTAGAGGCGTCTATACGTGAGCTTCATGACGTAAATTTACATTCGCCTTTAGGAAGGAGTTGGTGCTATGTTAGCCCAATTTTTGTCCGACGCCTGTGCCACATTCACATCAATGCTTGCTGCGGCGTAATAGTAGCGGCAACCTCAACTGCCTAAGTGAGATGTGCCTTCAAGAAACACGGAGTAGCGTCCGTGTGCCAATCCCGATTGAAAGAGAAATATCCTAGGTGTTTCTCTGAAAAGAGGGACTGCCTGCAAAGGTGTGGCAAACAAATGAGCAAAGAACAGAACGCATATTAATTAGGTTTATAAAAGGAGATTTTAATGAGGAAGTCCATTGTTAATGCCAACCCACATAAAGTAATTGATTCTGCCGCTAAAGCATTACCACAAACCGTTAAAGCTGTTGACGTTGCCCTTAGCGACATCGTTACAATTCTTGGTTATCCCACATCATACTTGGGAAAATATGCTAAATATTCCCTTGATATGCTGAAGAATGACTTAAGTCTCAGGTTAAACGGGAAAAATAATATTGTTCCGCCACCCGTTTATTTAGCTGCTCCCTTGTTACAAAAGTGTCAATTCACTGCTGACTCTGAGCACCTTCATTCACTATTTGCTAATCTTTTAGCAACTTCAATGACAGAAGATATTCAAGAGCTGGCTCATCCTGCTTTTATTGAAATCATCAGCCAATTAAGCCCTGAAGAGGCCAAAATATTGTTTGATTTCCCTAAGCGGTTACCCATGTGTGCAATCCGGATTCAAAAAACTCAGGATGCTTCTAACAATAAATTTCATCAAACACATCCATTAGGTAACCAATTCTCCTTTTCTGCGGAAGGTATGGATTATATCCCACACATCATTTTGTATAATGGTGTAAAGTTACATACATTAGATGACCTTCGAAAAATAGGAAGTATCACAGATAATTTTGCAAGACTGGGCTTAATTCAATTGGACACAAGTGCTCACTTTGTAAAACAGGAAATCTATTCACAAATAAGCTCTGTAATACAACCATTTTTATCCGCAATCAACTGCCCACCTGATAACGAAGCAGTTATCGTACCACAATCAGCAGCATTAACTGCCTTTGGAAAACAATTTCTTAAGACTTGTGTTTTGTAAATTCATCTTTAAGCCGTGCAATCTCCCCATATAAAATGGATTCTGTATTCGATACTGTTCCCGGTATAAAACTTTGGCGCCCATACTGTATCGCCTTAATACAAATAAGAACTAAACTAATAAGAATCTTTATTTGAATCTCTTGGCTTGTACCGGACAACAGATCATTCACCATCGCCTGAACTTCCGCAAACAGTGTTTTTTTCTCCTTCTCCACTTTCTTCACCTATCTTTCTATCCAATTCTTGCGAATCCCCTTTATAATGAGATTAGAAAGGGGGTGAATATTATGACGATTGAACAACAAGCACATGACCTTACCATGCTTTACCTTTCAAAACGTAACGACCTGGCACTAACACCTGCCGCTTACGCCAATGAGTACAAAAGAATCTACTCACAAATGTTGGAAATCCTCCGCCGGTAATACCGGAAACGCGGAGTACTCATCACTCAACATATGAACCGCCGCCAATACGACACTCACTTCGCAGCGTGACATTCCCGATAAAAGCCTCACTACTTCTATCGTGACGTCCGCTGTTTTTTTATTTGAGTCGTACTTCCGAATCACACTTTCTATGTCTATGTCTACCATCGCTTTCACCCCCTTCCTATCAAATACGCATACAATCAACTTAAGTCTACTATTAGTGAACTTTTATGGTAAAGAAATATCATCCATTTTGCATCCATACATTCTACAAAGCATCTCAAAATTCGCTCTATCAATTTCTGTTTTCCCGGTTTCCCAATTCACTATAGTTTGTTTATTTTTATGTGATTTTTCGGCAACATCTGACTGTGTTAGCCCGGCATTTACCCTTGCAGCTTTCAATGATACTTTCATTTTCCCACCCCCTTTTCTTATCTCTGGCTACATTTTAGTTCACTTTTTGTAATCTGTCAATACCAAAAGTAAACTTTTTTTGTTTCCGGTATTGTGTAAGTACACTTTTTGTAATAAAATGCAATTAGGAGGAATGCCAAAATGGAAAATTATAGGAAAATTTTTATAAAGAATCTCAATACCTATTTAAATCAACACGAAATGTCACAAGTTGATTTAGCAAATTTATTACAAATCAATAAATCAGTTGTTTCTTCTTGGTTAAGTGGTTCCAGATATCCACGAATGAATACGATGGAAAAAATAGCCAATATATTTCATATAGAAAAATCTGACTTAATAGAAAAGAAAACTGCTCCACCGGAACACGAAATAAACATAGAAGAAGCAATAAAAAAAGCCTACGGCGAAACCACGAAAGACGCCGTAGAACTATTCACACAATTAGATCTTTTGGATCAAGGACAAACCATAGGCACCATGAAACTCCTCCTCGATGCCCCCAAATATAAAAAAGAAAAATCCGGCGCATAAAAAACGTTGTTTATATAAAATTCTAAAACAATTCACCTGTGAAAATTATCGGTAAAGTAATAGAATCCCGTCACACATGGTAATTTTTATTTGAAAGGAGCTTTTAAAATGAAAGAAAAAATTGTAATTGCCGTAGCTTTTTTATCTGCCATCAGCATTTCTTATGCCACAGGTTTTTATTATGGCGGTTCAAACATGGGTTACTACCCGTCATTCTCAGGCTACATCTCCTCTTATTCCTCCGCCGAAGAAGTCGGCCGGTATGTTGATGAAGGAAAAAAATATGTGGAAAACTGCAATAATGACATTCAACAAATAGTCGAAGAAAGAGATAGTGCCATCAAAAAAGTAAACGATGCCATTAATTCATATAACTCCGGTTTCTGATACATGAACCGTAAGAATAAATAAAAATTGACTAAGTTTTTTCATATAAAGAGGATAAAAATGAGAAAAATTATACACGCACTTCTCACCATTATTATTTTCTTAATGATGATTATGCAGCCGGTCCAATCAACGGCACTGAACATGAGTGATGAAGATTTTTTAGCAATTCTTAAAGGACAGAAGAGGTTAGTCAAAGAGCGGAGACCGGAAAGGCCTATTATTTATAAAGCACCGGTAGATAGCCCGGAAGCAACGAATCAAAACCAGTTTCAACAATCACCTCTTTCCAACAGGGCAAATGCCCCCAAAAAGCAGAATAACAATTTTACCATCACGTCTATTATAAAAAAAGAATGGGCCTCTATCGTTTTTATCATTTTCTTTCTTATCGGACTTATCACATCTTTACGATATGCATATAACCACGTAGGCCGCAAGATACCTCATTTTTTACACGTCCTTTATCAAAAGCTCATTCCGGATTTCATCAAAAGAAAAATAAATTCTTTTTACATCTCCCGCTGTAAAACGTCTGACATTCCCGATGTGTATAACCACCTTTTACATTCCTCCTTTTATCTGTTCAAAGGAAGAAGTACGCGGAAAGAGTTTTGGATATATTTCCCGTTATTGTCTATTGTTAGCACGATAGGATTTCTATTCATCATTTCCCTCGCCCAAATTTTATTCACTATCCGTTCATTTGTTGTTATCGGATTGGTCATAAACCTGCTCGCCGCTCTCGTTTCCGTGACTGAATACATGATTTACGGTTTATATGTACGGCGGTTACATGATGTCGGCAAGTCCGGTCACTGGATTCTATTCAAGTTTTTTGTACAAACTTTATTTATCACATCTCTATATGATGTTCCTATGCAGCTACAAATGAGATACACAACAGAACGAGCGTTTATTTTACCCGTTAGCACATTCATATTCTTAGTTTTATATAACATAATAATTTTATACTGGTGTGCAAAAAAATCCGTTGATGATAACAAATACGGCAAACGTCATGAAGCAGATTATTTCTTTACTCAGGATAATTAAATCTGCATTGATGTCATCCCCCTATGCAAAATCTTAGGACTCGTCACCCATGTCATACATAAATTCATATAACGGCATTCACGTAAGTTTGATAAATCATCATTTTCAAGACTTAATCTATGCTAAGTCTCAAAAAAACAACTTTTCAAACAACTAATAAAAAATCACCTGTGCAAATTTTGAATTTTTTGCACAACAAAAAATTCACCTGTGCAAATTTCACGTTTTTTGCACAACAAAAAATTCATCTGTGCAAATTTCGCATTTTTTGCACAACAAAATAGGAGGCAATATGAATACACCGAAATTGCTTAACATCTTCCATCAAAATGAAGATGAATGGAGAAAATTATATAGATCTTTATTCTACTCTCCGTTAGCTTGTCATTTAAACATTTTTATAAAGCAATATCAATCGTCTAAAGATTTCCCTGCTTTTTATTACTACACAGAAAATATTGCTACATTATTAAGTAATATAATTGATGCACAATCTCAACTAATGATTCTTATAACAGAAATTCCCGGAGTCGCGATAAACCACTTTTCATTAAATTGCTTAATAGATGAAATAAAAGCAACAAATGATATTGAAGGAGTTAGAAGTACAAAAAAAGAAATAAAGATCGCTATAGATCAACAAAGTAATATAAATAGCCAAGATACGGTACGTCTTTGGGGAATTGTTAATAAATATATGAAATTAAAAAATCAGAATGAAATTTCGTTCTCTTCCAGCAAGGAATTACGAGAGTTTTATAATGATTTTACACTAAAAGAAGTATGTCGTGATGACCCCCGAAATGCCCCGGATGGAAAATTTTTCAGAAAAAATGATGTACATATTATTTCTGACAAAGGGAAAACAATTCATAAAGGTATTTTCCCCGAAGAAAAAATTATACGTTACATAGATGTGGCATTAAATATATTGCAAAATCCTAATATCCCAATATTGATAAGAATTTCAATATTTCACTATTTATTTGGTTATATCCATCCCTTTTATGATGGAAATGGAAGGACTTCACGTTTTATTACATCTTATTACTTATCTAAAGCCTTGCATCCACTAATTGCTATGCGTCTTTCTTTAACTATAAAAAGAGGCATCAAAACTTATTACAAACTATTTGAAAACACAAATGCATATGGAAATTGTGGAGACCTAACTCCGTTTATCAGTGGATTTCTTTGGTTTATTCTCAAAAGTATTCAAAATGTTATCAACGAGCTAAACAAGCGGATGCATGACTTAAATTATCTTAGTGAACAAATTAGCAGCTTAAATATTCCAGACAAAACAGATAGAAGGATTTATTATATTTTATTACAAGCTTCTTTATTTTCTTTTGAAGGCGCAACTATTGAAGAAATTTCAGATGCTATAAACTTAAGTATTCGCACAATACGTCATAGAATAGATAAATTCCCTAAAAATCATATCGATATTAATAAAAGTCATAAAGCATATAGATACCGGTTAACTGAAAATATACTACTTCAATTGAATAAACAATAAACACGAGAATATACATTATATAGTCCAAAAGAAAGGAGAAAAAAACATGGCAACAATACGAGAAAAAAACGGTAGATGGTACTATACCATTGATGAATATGGAGATAATAAAAAGCGTATTCGCCACGAACATTTCGGCGGATACACCAAAGCCGATGCCCAAAGAGCCTATCGCATGGCAATGATGGAGACGGATCGTACCGGTAAATTTTTTGAACCCTCTAATATGTTGATGGAGAAATTTCTTCAAGAATGGCTTGAAAAAGAAATTGTAAAAAACATGAAACAAAACACGATTGATTCCTATAGTGGTTTAGTCAAAAATCACATCATTCCGACCATTGGGAAAATACGACTAAGAGAACTAACCCCCTCCTTTTTACAAGACTTCATACAAACACTAAAAGACAATGGACTCTCCAAATCCACCATCAAATCCATTCATTCTGTTTTAAAAAATTCACTCATGTGGGCAGTAGCCAACCGGAAATACCTATTCAACAACCCCATGCTAAACGTAAAAATTCCTCGTTGGTTCGCAGCCCCCGCCCCACTACAAATATTTACAGAAGAAGAAATAGAAACTATCATGGCACACTACGGAGAAGACCATAAACTATACCTGCCACTCCGCATCGCCTACCTGACAGGCATGCGAAAAGGAGAAATATTAGCGCTCCAATGGAGCTTGATTGATATGACGCAGCGAACCATCCGGATACAAAGTACCATGTACGATAAAACAAGAATAGAAATACAATCCACGCCCAAAACAATGTCATCTATTCGTACCATTCCTTTTGGTCAATCACTTTACATTGCACTCAAACGCCAACAAATTTGGCAACAAAAAAACTCCGTAAAATACGGAGCCTATTATTTAGATAATGATTTTGTCTGCACAGAAGAAAATGGAAACCCACTAACGTCGAATGACTTTCGCGCCTTTGAAAATTTCTGTCATAAAAAATTTGGACATGGATCCATGCACATATTCCGTCATACTCACGCCACACGCCTACTTGAAAGCGGATTAGACTTAGACTACGTATCCAAAAGACTTGGCCATGCATCCATCACTGTTACCGCCGATCGATATGTTTCTGTCACGGATAAACGAGATGAAAAAGCGATCCAATTGATAGATAAAATATTATAA